TGAAATAGTAGTGAATGATATTACTGTCCCAGTAGAAATACCAGGTGAAGAAGTATCTGAAACTCCGGTTGTAGAGATAAAATATGACAATGTAGATATAAATAAATCCGATGAACCTGAAGTAGATCCGGAAAGATTAAAAAGATTAATGACAAACATGGAAGTAAGAGAAGAGGTAAATGTTATAAAATCCGATGAGGTTGCTACTTTTGAAAATCAAAATACTCCTCAACAAGAATCTCCCCCTGAACCACAACCAGAGCCTGAACCAGAAATTCCTTCCCAACCAAGATTCACATTAAATAGTTTATATCCTACAATGAACAATGAAGTATTACCTAAAGTTGAAGTTTTAACTGATGAAATAAGCGACTCTCTGCCTAGAGAAGAAAAAACGGTTGCGACAGATGAAGCAAAATCACCAAGAAAAGAAATGGTTTCGGTTCAAAATGAAGATGATATAGATGAAACATCTTCGTTAGCAAATTTTTTTGATGACATGAAACAGGTTGTTGAAGATAAAGGAATTAAGGTTGAAAAAAATGAAAATAAGATGTTTACATTGTTTGAAGATGCAAATGAAGTAGAAAAAATATAATAAGTTTGTAAAAGCATAATATATTCTATTTAAGTTTAAATAATGTTTGGTCAATCTTTGTTATTAGGAACTGGTATCGGGGGTATTAGCACGGGATTATATGCTGCTTTCACAGATAATAAAAATGATAAACGAGATCGTAAGAATGAATACATTACTATATTTTGTATTATACTAATAGTAACCACAATTTTATTATTTATATTTCATAATAGTTCTCAGAGTTTAGCTGTTCCAGAACAAATCAATTTAACTGGTGGGTCTTCTCTAGCGGGAGGAAAACCACCTTTTTAAATTTATAGTGTATAATAAGATTTTCTAGGAAATACACTCTTTTTAACACGATAATCTTTAAAAATATTATGTAAGATTATTTCTCTCGGCAATGAATTACAAGCATATTTTCCAATATCCATATATAATTTAAAATCATCTCTCATATTACAGAAATTTTCACCACGATTATCATCACACATGTGTATTAAAAAATCTATAAGACTATCTGAATAAGCATTCGGATCTATTTCTTCTAAAATAGTCATACTCAATCTACATAAATCAAAATGTGGATTCGGTTTTATTTCTTCTCTTTTTTCTTCACATAAGAAATCAACTTGTGATGGATAAGAATACTGACCACCAGCTTCTCCTAGTTTAGAAAATACATCATTCATAAAAACTTTATTTTTATATTTAAATATAGCTCTTCCGAAATCAATAATTTTGAAAATCTTTCCATGAGTTGGTACTCTATAATAAATATTATTTAATTTATAATATAAATACTTTGTATTAGTATTGCTATACATGATGTTATTGATATGTAAATCATTGTGTGTAAAATCAAAATGCTTTTGAAGATATGTTAAAGCAAATGATATTTGAAACACACAACTTAATATTAATTCTTCACTAATATTATCATCTATAAGATCTTCTAAAGTTCCTTCTAATTTTTCAATACATAATAATTGCAGAGGTATATCTTTTATATTCGCTATATAATCGTCATCTTTATATTCTGAACCGGAATCGGAATAGAGTTCTGAATGTGATTCCGATTCTGAATCAGATATATACACATCTAATTTAAATCCTTTATCAATACATTTATTAAAACATTTATCATTTTTAATATCATGATATTCTTCGCTAATATCATATTTATAATCACCTATACCATTCATTGAACCATAATATAAAGCAAATGATGGGTTAATTTTATTATAAGTTAAATTCCCAAACAAGTAACTACAAAAAACATCAATGTAAGCCATATTATTCATATCATTAATTTTCTTAAATGTATTATAATTATAAGCAGAAGGTAAGTGATAATTATTCTTTGTTATAAAATTGTAATTATTATTAACACAATGTATCGTATCAACAATAGGGATTGTTTTACAGAAAATTTCTTTTTCTTGAATGATATTTTTAGATGAATCATAAATATCTGATACTAAAAACATGTTTGAATTGTAATATCTACTTTTAGTGATCTGTTTGATATTTCTGATATAAAAATTCCTTTCAAGGTCCATCTTTAGGAGAGAATGTGAACTATTATGAATATTAAAATACAATGAATAAAATGGCATGTAAAACTGTAATGATTTTATCTCCAACTTTTCTCTAACACTATTAAATAATTCTTTGTATTCTTTTTCTTGCCATTTGTGATATCTTATATGATTTTTGTATGTCATTATTGACTTGAAGTCACAAAAAATATATCATTTAAACTTAAGTTATAAAATACATATTTTTTCTACTTTGTATTATATATGGAAATCCAACTAAAAAGATTTGATATTAGAGAAATAAAAGATGATAAGGTTGTTGTTTTAATTGGTAAGCGTGATACAGGTAAATCTTACTTATGTAAAGATATACTCTCACATCATACAGGCATCCCTGCTGGTCAAGTTGTTTCGGGGACTGAAGCAGCGAATAGTTTTTATGGACAAATGGTTCCCAAATTATTTATATACGATGAATATGAACCTGGTATAGTAGAAAGATTACTAAAAAGACAAAGATTAATGATAGATCGGGTTAAAGAAAATCCTAGTGTTGATCCCAGAGCTTTCTTGGTTTTTGATGATTGCCTATATGATAATAGTTGGACTAAAGATAAGAATGTTAGAAGTTTATTCATGAATGGTCGTCATTTTAAGATATTATTTATGATAACTATGCAATACGCGTTAGGTATTCCACCAAACCTTAGAACAAATATAGATTATGTATTTATCTTAAGAGAGAATTATGTATCTAATAGAAAGCGACTCTATGAACATTATGCTGGCATGTTTCCGAATTTCGAGATGTTTTGTCAGGTCATGGATCAATGTACCGAAAATTATGAATGTTTGGTTGTTCATAACAATGCGAAAAGTAATAAATTAACAGATCAAGTGTTCTGGTATAAAGCAGAACCACATGATGATTTTAGATTATGTAGTCAAGAACATTGGCAATACTCTGCCACAAATGAAGAAAAATTAAAAGAAGATGGTAATTCACATCAAAACACTTCTAAATATCAAATCACTAAAAGTTGGTCTTAAAGACTTTCGAGTGCGGCTTTAATCTTATCATATTCTCTATGTGGGAAAGTTTCCCTATTACCATTTACCTCTAAGAAAAGAGTTGGAAACCCTTCAACCTGATATTCTTTAACTTTATCTTTATCGATATCCGAATTATACATGATAATATTTATCTTTTTACCATTAATGGTTTTACCATCAAATTCAGCTTTTATCTTTTCATAATCAGGGAGCATCTTTTTAGAATGACCACACCAAGGAGCATAAACTAATACAAGATTAACTTCTCCAGAACCAGCTGGTGCTGCTTTTGGCTGAGGTTTGGTTGGTGGAGGAGCGACCGAAGGCATGGGAGAACCCTCTAAGAATGCTTTAATCTTATCATATTCTCTATGTGGGAAAGATTCTCTTTTTCCATCGCTTTCAAAGAAGAGAGAGGGAAAACCTTTTACATCATATTCCTTAACTTTATCTTTATCAACATCTGAATTATACATGATGATATTTATCTTTTTGCCATTGATTGTTTGACCATCAAATTCAGACTTAATCCTTTCGTAATCTGGGAGCATGTTTTTGGAATGACCACACCAGGGAGCATAAACTAATACAAGATTAACTTCTTTGGTAGGCATAGCTCCAGAAGGTCTCATTCGTTGTTTAGGGGGAGAAGGTCCCATAGGTCTATCTGGTGCCATCTTAGACGGTACACCTTTAAAAACCATATCTATTGGCATAAATCCTGGGTTCCATACTTCATCAAAGGGTTTAAAAATAGTGGCGTCCTGAATTTGTAATTCAGCCACTTGTTGAACACCATCTCTCATAACAGGTGGTTTCGCAGCCATGACACCCAGTTGTCTTTCCGTAGAAGGAGTGGGATCCGGTTTCCTTGGTTTTAATTCGATTCCAATTGGTCCTTGGGGCTTCATTTTCCCCTGGTGCATCTTTGGTATATTTGGTCTATTATTAACATTATGGACTTTATAAACCGGGATTTCTTGACCGTGTGGTTGTGGTTGTGGTTTATGAGAAGGGGGGGCTTTTTTAACGACTGGTGGTCCAATTAGAGGACCAAATTCTTGTTCAACATTAGCAAAATTTATGTATCCACTTATCTGATTCTTAAAAAGATAACAAAGCATAAATCCAACTAAAACAAAAACAAGCATAACACAAATTTCATCGTCATCACATAAATCCTTAATATATTTAATACCTTTTTCAACTAAATCCATTTATAATACTTAAAATATTTTTTTTTTATAATAAGTCATTTAATTTCCAATATTCAAAAGTATTCCCGTAAGGTCTTTTGATTATAAATGGAATGCGTTTTTCATTAAGTTCTTGAACTGCAATATCATAGGCATTACTAAATCTTTCATAATTTTGAATAAAGATATGACTACCATGATTTATTTGATTTGCTCTTTCCGCAATTACTTTACATCTTTCATATTTAGTTAATGATGGACTTGTTTTATAAGTTTTTAATTTATTTTTGTATCCTTTCATTACGGTATTAATATCCTCGTCCCCTCCAGTTTCAACTACAACTTCACTTACATCATATTCATCTGCTTCATTGTAGTTTAATGATTCTTCGTCCATTATTAAGATATATTATTATAATATAAATTAAGATTTAAATCAAATTTTTTAAATAATTTGTATACTAAATGATTCTATATATTTTAATTGGAGTAATAATTTTAGACTGTTTCTTTTCTTTATATCGGATTTATCGAAGAATTAATTTATATAATCAAGCATATGAAAAATCGAAATCATCTAATAAGGAATTATTAGTTATTGGAAATCCTTATTCCGGATTTATTAATAAAAATGTTTATCAATGCTATGATTGTGGGGATATCTGTTTAGACTTAAATGGGTGCGGAAACTGCCCTAAACAAATAAAGGGGGATTTATTAGAAGAATTAAAAAAAATGGATTCAAATAAATATGTTATATTTGAGTCATGTGTATTAGAATATACTAATGATAATTATTTATCAGAAATAAATAAAGAACTTAATAGAGTAAGTGGAGGTAATTTATATCAGGTTAGAAATTCACCTTATATTTTTCCATTACATTTTAAATTTATTGAGTTGGGATAAATTATATATTACCACACTCTTCTACATGTGTGTCTAAAGTATGTAGCACAGTATCATCACCAATCCTCCGAAATGGTTCTACGGCGTTCTTTTGTGGATTAAAAAATAATGGTTCCCAGCGATTAATACCTACACCCTTTAATTCAAATGCATTATTTGTTAGACGACTACTAATCTGATGATACCCTCCATCTTGAAAATTAATCATCTTAACTTCAGCACTCTCTGGACTAGGTATATATTTATCATATGGATTGTTACTTAACTTACGTGTAATATTTTTTAGTTCAGAATCTACATCAAAAAAATTTTCATCCATTAGTGAACCACCATTTTTTTGTAAAATCATTGTTGGGGCCCAAGGATAACTAATTTTATTTCTTACTTGATTTAACTGATAATTACCTGGTTTAGAAGAAAATTGGTTTGAAGACAGATTTGAAATTCCACCACTATCTAAAGTATTCATACTATATTATGAATATTATAAAAAAAATAAATATTTGAGATAAATCTTAAAATTTATTCAGAAGATTCAAAAGTTTTTTCTTGACATCTTCTTAAATAATCGGCGTTTCTAACCATTTGCCTTGTAGGTAGACCACCTCTCACCCAATCTCTTTTAGAATCTTCTGGTATAATATGTTTATTGTCTTGAACTTCTTCTTTTAATTTAGGTATCATGGGTAAAAAATAATTGCCATATGTAATTTCACTACTGGCAATGCATGGTTTTTTATCGTTTTCTGAATCACCTGGTCTAATAATAGACTCGGTGTCTACGTCATAATAACCCTTACTGTAATTCGGAGTTGTTGCCGATAATCTTTCAAACACTTGATTGATAACTCTTTTATTTGTTAATTTATCTTCGTTTTGTCTTAGACTGGAATCATTATCAACTAAACATCCCTTTTCTGCGATCCAACCAAAACCACCTTTTAAATGAATACCCGGCTGTGATGTCTGAATACTTCGTGCTTCTTTTAGACCACACTCACACCCGTATTGATTATCTAAAGTATAATAACCAGGTCCTTGAGACTGCATTACATCTAAATCCACCGTTAACTGATCAGATCTAATACTTGCTTTCTTAAATAAATTAAAATTGTCTTTATGAGATGTATCAGCATTACTACAATCTTGTAATGAAGGTTTTAAGTTACCTGCCACATAACCATTGTATCCGTCATTTCCTAATGCTTCTGTCATTTATATATTCATTAGAAATAAAAAAAAACCCAATTAAAAATTAACCACTACTATTTGTTCCACCCGATTTTCCCATACTAGTCAAACATGCTATCTGATTACCTTCTTTACATGTCGGAGGAGTTCCATAACACCACTGAGCAAAACCACCTTGATCATTCGGGACTTGATTTCCTGGAACCGTATAAAATTGGCGTTGACTATTATTTTTTCCAAATACATCAGTTACATCTCTATATAAATCTTCATTAAATAACTCTTCGACACGCCTTTGAACCCCAGTGTTATTATATGAAGGGCATGATTTAGGTGGGGG